CCCAGGAGGTGAAGTCCGCGACGGGCACGGTCAGGCGCGGGTGTAGGCGAGCGCGTTGCTCGTGCCGGTCGGGTTGATGACGGTGACGGGTGCGGAGCCGGCGCTGCCGGCGGGCATGACCGCGACGATCGTGGCGTCTCCGATGATGGAGAACACGGTGGCCGACACGGCCGCGAACTTCACGCTCGTCGCCGTGGCGAAGCCGGTGCCGGTGATGGTGACGAGCGCGGCCGCGGCGGCGCCCGACGGGGTGGCGGACAGGACCGTCGGTGCGGCCGCACCCCACCCGGTGAACGGGTTGGTGATGTCGACCGCCGCGCCCTTCCCGGTGAGGGTGATGTTCAGCATCTCGACTGCGCCGTCGGGGCCGGTGTTGGCGCGCTGCGCCGCGACCGTGAAGAAGCCGCGGCCGGCGTCCGTGGGGTTGGCCACGCCTGCCTCGGGCTTGTGGTACCAGCGCACGTCGATGACGGCGTTGTCGCCCTTGGAGGCGTTCTTCGTCCGCTGGAGGAGGGCCTCGATCTCCGGCAGGTACAGGCCGGTGCTGGACGAGCGGTTGACCTGCACGGCGAACGCGAGGTTGACGTTCCAGCCGACGACGTCGGCGTTGTCCGCGCCGAAGTCGTCGTAGCTCTGGGCGGTCTGCGTCTTGGGTGACGGGGTCGGCTGGAACCCCGAGATGCGGCGCACCGGCTGCCAGGTGGGCGATGCGTACGTGCCGAGGTTGACGTCCAGGCCGTATTCGTAGGAGTGTCCGAGGACGCTGCCGCCCGGGAGGGCGGGTGCGGTGGGGCTCATGAGGATGCCTCCGGGTTGTCGAGGATGATCTGGTAGGAGTCGGCGCGCTCCTGGCGGGCGGACTCGTCGGTGCCGAGCTGGGCCACCAGGACCCGGGTGACCAGGGACAGGCCGGCGACACGGGCCAGGCCGTGCAGCGCGGTGAAGGCGGCGGCGGCGAGCGTGTCGGCGCTGGCCGGGTCGTTGCGGGCGCCGCGGAAGCGCAGCTGTACCCGCCGCACCCGGACACCGACGGGGTGTGGGTCGTCGGCGTAGTAGACGCGCAACCCCACCCCCTGGTCGGGGGCGGGGGCGATCGCGCCGTAGTAGATGCCGACCTCGCTGGGGTCGTAGGCGGGGCCCGTGGGGCGCCACGGCCAGCCGGTCCCGTCGGCGAGCAGCTGCGCGAGGGTGATGGTGAGCGTGGTGTCGTCCATCAGCTCCCCAGTGCTCGTCGGGCGGCGGCGGCCATCAGCTGGTCGCAGTCAGGCAGGGCCTGCTGGCCACCGACCTCGAGGTACTTGGCCTGTCCGTCGTCGTGCCGGTAGGTGAGGTCCTCGTGCTGGCGGACGGCGTACGGGAGGTCGCTACTGACGGACGCGGTCAGGTCGTCAGCGGTGGCTTCGGTGACGACGAGGCTGTCGCGCAGGTCCCCGTACTCGAGGGGTGTGAGGGGGATGGTGACGGCCTGGACGCGTGCGGCGGCGAGGTTGAGGCCTTCGGCGGCGGCGGCGTCGATGAGCGAGCCGATCTGCTCCGGGGTCAGGCTCACGTAAGCGCGACCTCGACATGGTCGGGCAGATCCAGGCCGCCGGAGGTGCGGGCGGCGACGGTGATGACGGTGGCCACGCGCCCCGACGGCAGGGTGACTTCGCTGCCGGTCGTGTACAGCGCTGCGTGGGCCTGGTCGACGTCGTAAAGGGTCGCCTCGGACACGACCTGGCTGGCGTCGGCACCTCGCACGAGCCGCCGCTTGTCGTCGACCCAGCAGGTGACGTCGACGGGGGTGCCCCAGGTCTGTCCGAGGCCGGTGGTGGCGACCAGGGTGCGCACGGTGACGGCGTGCACCATGAAATCGTCCAGGTCGCTGCTCATCGGCTCGTCACCGGGACGGGGCTGATGATGCCGGTGTCGGTGAGGATCGCGGTCGCTTCCTCGCACAGTCCGGTGCGCAGCCGCTCCTGTGCGGCGGCGAGCTGCTCACCGTCCGCGTACGCGACGTTGCCGGAGCCGAGGCCCTTGGATGCGACGACGCGATGCGTCCCGGCCGCGGCGGTGACTGCGGGGTCGATGCCGGCGGTCACCCAGGCGGCGACCTGCGCGCAAGCGGCGTCACGGAACGCCGTGATGAGGGTCGCGTCGAGGGGGCCGCCGGTGGCGTCGACCTGGTAGCGGCTGGTGATGGTGGCGACGCGGATCATGCGGGATGCGGACGCCAGGAGCCGGTCGGCGTTCGCGGGCGCTGAGGCCAGCCAGCTGCCGTCGACAAGGTCGGTGGAGGTGGCGTAGACGAGGCTCACGGTGCCCTCCCTGGACGTGGTGTGGTGGTTGGTGAGGGGCGGCGCAGGTCGCGCTCCTGGCAGCGGGCGAAGTGACCACCGTGGGGGTACCCGCCGAGCGGCCTTCTGCCGGGGGAACGGAGCTGGTGGCGGCAGTTGACGCCGCCCCTCACCGAGATGTGCTACGCGAGCAGGCCGCGCAGGACGCCGTGCTGCAGCGGCGAGCCGAACTTCAGGCCGATCTCGCCGTACAGCTGGGTGTCGTCGGAGGCGCCGGTCTTGGCGAGGGGCTCCTCGAAGAAGACGCCCTTGCCGGGGACGCTCAGGAAGAAGGGCGCGAGGTCGGACAGCGACGCGAGGATGATCGTGTCCCGCGGCACCGCCCGGTCGAGCAGGATGTTGAGCCGGCCGAAGTCGGTCTCGATCTGGTCGACGGAGACGCCGCCGATCTTCTCGCCGCTGATCAGCGGGTTCACCTTGGCGTACGCCGTGGCGTAGGCCTTGGTGAGGGCGATCTTCTGCGAGGAGCCGACGAGGAAGGTGCCGAGCCCGTCGGTCAGGCCGCCGTTGTCGAAGACGGTCTGCACGAACGGGCTGATGTCGGCGTCGACGTCGAGGGCGCCGGTGCGCACCAGGTGCACGGCGATGCCGGAGGCGGTGCCGATGGTGATGGCGGCCCCACCGGAGGTCGCGGCGACCTTGAAGGACACGGTCGTCGAGATGGACTGCACCCAGTAGACGCGGCCGACGACGATGGCCGTGGCCACGCCGACGTTGGTGAAGACGACCTTGTCGCCGACGGACAGGGAGTGGGTGACGGTGATCGTGTCGGTCGCCGCGGTGGCGGCCGTGTACGACTTGCCGCCCTTGTCGACGAGGTTCCCGGACGCGAGGGCCTCGACGGCGGAGATCAGGCCGCGGGTCTGGCGGGCCGTGGTGTTGTCGACCGGCTTGACGTACAGGCCGTTGATGAACGCCCAGTTGACGTCCCGGGCGATCTGCTTGAGGGCCTGCTCGACCTGCCAGGTGCCCTCGTTCAGGACGGGGCTCGGCGTGCCGGCGACGTTCGCGCCGCTGAACGCGCCGGTCGCGCCCTGCTTGGTGTAGGAGACGCTGACCTTCTCCTGGTGGATCTCGCAGACGTTCGAGAAGTTCGTGCGGACACGACCCTCGGCGGTCGGCGCGGTCGCGCCCTCGACGCGGGTCCGCTGCGCGGGGTCGCGCAGGTCGTAGCCCTGCCACTCGCCCTCGGTGGCGGTCGTCGCCTGGCCGCCGGTGAGGCCACCGATGGTGGACAGCAGCGGCGTGTCGGCGGGGGACAGGGCGAACAGCTCGCCGTGGTAGTTCGGCAGACCGAAGGTCGTGCCGATGCCGGTCAGGGTTGCCATGGTGATGCTCCTTGAGGTCAGACGGTCGGTGCGAACGCCTTGGAGCGGCGCAGCTCGATCGCGAGGTGGTGGTTGCCGGCCGCGGTGGCGGCGGCGATGCGTGCGTCGATGTCGGCCTCGTCGGTCCCGCCGGCGGTGTCGACGCTGGAGCGGCGCGCCACCTGGGCGGCCTTGAGCTTGCTGTTCTCGTCGACGGCGGTCTTGATGGCGTCGGCGACCTTGGTGGTGAAGTCCTCGGCCTTGGGGTCGAGGGCCGCGACCTTCGCCAGGAAGGTGCGCGAGTCGAGGAGGGCGTCGGGGTCGCCCTGGTGCTTGCTGGCGGTGCGGTAGACGGCGAGCTCGATGGCGGCCTGCCGGGCTTCCTGCTTGGCAGCGGTCGCCTCGGTGGTGAGCTGCTCCGTGGTGAGGGCGCCGTCGCCCTCCTTGATGAAGCCGAGGGCCTTGCCGAACTCCTGCAGGACGGCGTCCCGGGCTTCGGTCGCGGCGGCGGTCTTCGCGTTGGTGCGCTCGGCGCCGTTCTCGCGTCGCAGGCGGGCGATCTCGGCCTTGAGGGCGGTGGGGTCGTCGGGCAATCCGTCACCTGGCTGCTGCTCGCCGGCCGCAGGGGGTACCGGTGCAGCCGTGGGCGCGGCGGCCGGCGGCGCGGGGATGGCGGGGGGCGGGGGGGCCGCGGGCGCAGCGGCTGCGGCCGGGCCGGCACCACCCGGGACAGCGGGGGCCGGTTCGGTCATGAAGCGCAGACGCAGCGGGATGCGACGGAAGGTGAACATGAGACGGGCCTCCTGGGTCCGGGTCGGGCGATGGTCCCCGCACCGGGCGGGGTCGGCTCAGCTCGGACGCTGAGACGGGTAGGGGGCGCGCGGGGCGGTCACGGAGTCGCCGCCACCGCCCGGGTTGCCGAGGCTGATCTGCTCACGTCGCCGCTGCCGCATCAGCTGGTGCTCGTCGACGTGCGCGCGGATCTGCGTCTGCAGGCCCCGTGCTGTCGCGTTCGCGGCGCGCCTCTGCTCCGGGTCGACCGCGGCCGCGGCGTCCGCCTTCGCCTTGCGGACCTGCACCTCGAGGTCCCGCAGCTTCGCGCGGGCGGCCTCAGCGTCGGGGTCGTAGGTGGTGACGTCGGCGACAACCGATAGGCCAGGCATGTACGCGACGGGCCGGCATCGGCAGTTCGGGTGGCGCCATCCGGCGGCGCGGGCCTGCGCGAGGGTTCCGGCGACGGTCACGGTGACGTGTTTGTCGGGGTCGGTCATGGATGGCAAGGTGAGTGCCCCGATGGGGCCGTCGTCGATGCGCAGGATCAGGCCCGCCCACGCCGCGCACCGCTCGCACGCGCCGCGGCCGACGATGATCGACACCAGGTTGACGCCGTTCTGCGTGAGGGTCGCAGTGTGCTGCGACTCCCAGGCGCGGCGCGCCGCAGTGCGGCTGGCCATCTCGACGTACGTGCCGAGGTTCCATCGCCGTCCAGCCCGGTCGGTGAACCCGGACACGCCCTGCGCGACGAGCTGATGCCAGGCGCGGGCCTGCACGCTCGTCTGGGTGGCGCCCATGCCGAGCAGCAGGTCGGTCGTCGACTGCGCGATCGCACGCCGGTACACGTCGTCGGGCCAGCGCAGGATCCGTGCAGTCAGGTCGTCGAGCATGTTGGTCAGGTCGCCGACGAGCGACTGTGCGGCGGGCGCGCCGGCGACCTGCTGCAGGGCCGTGGTCGGGTCGGGGACCCCGGCCAGGTCGGACATGTCCTGCAGGGCGGCCAGTGCGCCGTGCTCTTGCGCGACCTGCAGGAGCCGGCTGATCTGGTCGGGCAGCATCTGCCGCAGCTCGGCGACGATCTGCTGGGCGTCGCGTTGCAGCTCGTCGAGGCGGATTTGCTTGGCGACCTGTTCCGGGTCGGCGCGTAGGCCTTGGCTGACCTGCGCGGCGAGGGTCGTGCGGAGCCGCTGCTCGGCCTGTTCGAACAGTGCGGCGACGTCACGGGCGAGGTCGTCGAGGCGGTCCCGGTCGTCGGGCACCCACGTCGGCACTGCGGGTCCTCGCCGGGTCAGCCTGTGAACGCGTACGGGTCGGCCGCGGCCCCGGGCTGTTCGGCGCCGATCTTGGCCGCCTCCTCGTCGACCTGCAGGTCGGTC